TTGTCTAAACAGAATAAGCCTATCTACTGAAAAGATAAGCATAAGCGGTACGGGGCTAGAGGTCGATTCAAAGAACTTTAAGCTGGATAATGCCGGAAATCTAAGCCTTACGGGAAAAATTACTGCAGAGAGTGGCAATTTCGGGAGTTTTCAGATAGTTAATGAGGGCGGAACAAGCTTTTTAAGGGGGAATACAATAGATGCCTGCGGGCTTGGTGGGACGGTTGTAAATGTGAGAAATCGCTTAGATATAACGACAGATAAGGATATAACAGGATGTTATATAGATTTTAGTAACTGCAAAATTGAAGTAACGGAAAAAACCTATTTCGGGTGGTTTGCCTGTGATGATGTTGTGTGTGGATCTACGGTTTACGCAAATTGCGGGCAATGTAGGGATGCTTATATTGGCGGGCGTTTAAGCTGTTACGATATTTTCTCGAATGACAGAGGCATAGCATGGAGTGACAGGCGTGTAAAAAAGGATATTAAACCAATCGACAATGCTTTAGAGTATATTCTTTCCTTGCGCCCGGTGTCGTACAAGTTAAAGGATGAAGAGGGCATACATTATGGGCTTGTTGCGCAAGAGATTCTAAGCGGTGGAGACCCGTTCGGAATCGTTCACACAATGGAAAATGGCTATTATTGCGTAAACTATGAGGCGCTGCACGGCGTTATAACAAAGGCAATACAAGAGTTAAAGGGGATAAGCGATGATTTACAAGATTGAATCCCCCGACAGCATAAAGGAAGCAAAAGAAGTCGAGGGGCATATAACAAGGATCAATAGAGCGGTGCAGAATGTTTTTTCCTCTTTGGACGCTGTAGATAACTTTTCTACAGAGGAATTACAACGATACGAGGAAACAAAGCACAACATAAGCCTTTTGGATATGGGGGCAGGCGGGCTTTATACAAAGGTTGAAGAAACAGAAAAAAAGATAAAGACAGAATTAAAAGCGTCGGAGCATGGGATATCGCTGTTGGTTAGTAAGGGCGATGTAACAAATTCGATAAACCTTTCGTCTGACACATTAGAAATTAAAGGGGAACGGCTAGAGATTGCGTCCCCTAATTTTGTACTTACAGAAAATAGAGCGGTGG